TTCCTTCTTATGCCTCACATGCCGCACAGTTCATGATGTCTCTTACCAGTTCTTGTGCTGGATTAGCAGACCTCTGATAATAAAACGTCTTAACACCTAATTTCCAACCCTCAATAATCAATGCATTCACATCTTTAGCGGATACATCGGGGTGAATCATAATGTTTAAACTTTGTGCTTGATCTATATATTTCTGCCTTGCACCTGCCTGTTGGACAATTACTAGTGGTGTGATTTCACTGAACGTCTTAAATACACTCTTTTCGTTATCAGAAAGAAAGTCTAGGTGCTGAACAGATCCGCCATGCTTTAGGATAGACATCCATACTTCTTTATGATCTACAGGGTATTCGTTAATCACTGCATCAAGATACGGATTACGATATGTAAACTTACCTTTGGCAAGATCTTTAGTGAAGTAGTTAGATGCTAACGGTTCAATAGATGGCGATACTTGACCTAAGATGAAAGAAGAACTTGTTGTCGGAGCAATTGCACAAGTTGTGAGATTGCGCATACCATAACCAAGCATACCTTCTGGTTCGCCATATTCGATAGCCAACTCTTTAGATGCGGCATGGGAACGATCTTCAATAAACTTAGAAATCTCTACGGTGAGCATATGTGCTTCAAATGACTCAAATGGGATCATTCTAGATTGTAGATATGAATGCCAACCAAGTTGACCAAGACCTAATGCTCTCCAACGTCTAGCAAAATTGTTTGATGCTTCCATAAACTTGATACCATCAGTCTTTTCGATGTACTCTTCCATAACTGCATCAAGGAACCAGATCATAACTTCAACAGCATCTGTTTCTTTCCACTCGTCATACTTGAGCAAATTCATAGAAGCTAGGTTACATACAAATGATTCATCTTCTGATGATGGTAGTGCAATCTCTGAACATAGGTTAGATGCCCAAATAGGGATATTCTGATCACGTAGTGCTTTAGGACGTGCATTGTTTACTGTGTCTTTAAAGAACAAGTAAGGGTATCCACTTTCACGGCGTTTACGTAAGATCCTTGCCCAAATGGTACGTTTGTCAGCATCTCCATCAATCATAGACTGCATCCACTCATCACCAATCGTAACACCAAGGCTTAGATTGATAATAGAAGAACCCTCTTCACGACACTCAAGGAACTCCATGATGTCTGGACTTTCAATGTCAAGATATGCCGCAAAGGATCCTCTACGAACATTACCCTGTGCAACCACATCTACAGTAGTTTCAGTTAAGTTCATAAAGTGTACAGGACCATCTGCCGTACCACCTGATTTGATAGGTGTGCCACGTGAACGTAATGCACCAAAGTAACCCGAAGTTCCTGCACCCATCTTTGTTTGCATTCCAACTTCAGCAACCTTACCTAAGATGCTTTCCATGTCATCATCAATGAACACACCATTACATGAGATAGGTAATCCCTTTTGTGTTCCGTAGTTAGCCCATACAGGACTTGATAGTGAATAGAAACCACGACTCATATAGTCATAGAACTTATCACTCCAACCTGTATCTTCAATGCCAAGAGACTTCTCTGCCGCTTGTGCAATGTTACGTACTCTTTCTTCAACGGTCATGTTACCGTCAATGTATCCACGAGACAGGAATGTCCGTGAATCTTCGTTAGCCCATTCAAAGCCCATTATCTACTCCTCAAAATAAGTCATCGGCGGAAATGCCTTTACCTTTTGCATACTCAACAGGACGTTTCTGGAAGAAGTCTGTCATGTTTGCACCATACAGTTCTTCATCAAACCAAAAAGTCTCTTCAATGTGTCCTTCATCATATACGATTTCAGAACTATCTATGCCAATAGAATCCATGCTGTCTGCCATGCGTTTTGCAATGAAAGACTTTAGGATATCAGCACTTAGTCCGGGTGCAGAGTGTCCGTCCATAATCCAATCAATTACTTTGCTTTCTGCACGTAGAGATTCTACACACTCTTCTTTGATACGCTGTTCCATTTCATCATCAAACAATTCTGGATACTCTTCACGCAATGTTTGAATCAGCTTGATACCCACTTGAGCATGTAGCATCTCTTCATTACGTGTATATTGTACTTGTTGTGCACAGTCCTTCATCACTGCCTTATTACGATTCATGTGCATAATGATATAGAACTGCGAGAACAGACTAACATTTTCTACAAACAATGTAAAGAGGGCAATTGAATAAATGTATTGTTTACGTGCATCTTTGTAAACTTTCTTATTGTACTTACGAAGATAATCCACACGACCTTTAATAACGTCAACGTTTAGGTTCTCCTCAAATACATGAGTAAGATGCAATACGTCTAGGATCTTTTCATATGCCATATTGTGAATGACTTCTGAGTTAGCCATAGCGTAACCAAGATCTTTGATTGATGGGTGTGGTAAGTTATTGCCTACATCTGCCCAAAAGGATTTAACTGCGATTTCGATCTGACCAATTGCAGACATTGTTTTAACAACAACTTGCTGTTCTGCGGGAGTTAAATCATTTTTAAATTGTGAATAGTCTGAGCGGAAATTGAATTCTTCGGGTGTCCAAAAGCCTTTCCATATCGCCTCAATGAACTGTTTAGTCCATGGATAGAGATCTGGCTTTCTTGAAATTTGTTCTTCGAACAGCATGTAGGGGATTCTCCATAGAAAATGGGATGAGAGGATACTCATCCCAATTGGTAGTATTATATAGCATTATTGAGTCTTTGTAAATAGCTAAATGTAGTAAATAATCAAATTAATTCACTACATGTGACACTATTCCTCAGTTGGCTCTTCCTTTGGATCTAGAGCTTCCTCATAGTATCCAACAATAGCCTGAGTGTCTTTGATGTATCGGCGTAGGTCACCAATGCCTAGTGCTAGGTTCTCATATCCTTTAGGTGTAATAGCAAAGAAGACTGGTTGTCCAGTATCGTCTTGAACTCTCTGTAGGAATTCGTCAACGTTATCTCCATTAACCACATACCAATCTACAGGTGGCATAGCCACACCTTTAGGTCTGGCTTGGATAGGCACAGATTGTTGCACAAATTCTGTTTGCGTAATTACCTTCGGTTCTACGTTACTGCCCAGACACCCCATCAGCATCATCGGTGTCAGTAGGAGGAGATGTTTCATCTTCAATTCTTTTAATAAGTCTAGCGACTGCATTGTCAACCCTTTCTTCCAAACCTTGTGGGTTTGTTATAGCTTCCATAGTTAAATCAATCTTCGAGAATTTACTTCTCAAAGCATCCAAGTGTACTTGTGAGTTCTGTAGTGCTTTAGTTAGGTTTGCATTTAATGCTTCATTACGTTCTGCATTCTCTGTCATCTCTTTGATGGTGTTAGCCTGTGTAACTGTAACAGCTTCTAACTTCACATTGTTCTCACGAAGTGTGTTCATAGTCTCTTGAGACCATAAGTAATATCTGTATCCACCATATCCACTGGATCCTAAGATAGATACTAGGATTATGAATAGGTATACTTTAGCCATTCTTCCAACCCTCTTGAAACTTTCTAAATCTCTTTAACAACACTGGTTGTTTCTTTTTAGAATGTCTTTTATCTGTTACACTAATCTCTTTAGGTTTAGGTACTGCATTGGGTGCCATATCAACACCGCCATGTGCCACTGAGTTAGTAGGTGCATCTTCTTTAATCATCTGATTAATTCTCCTGCCGTGATGTAGATCTCTTTACCTGTTCTCATATGAGTTACCTCATAAATGTCCAATCCTAGGACATCTCCGATAGGGAAAGAGTCTTCTTTAATTCTTACCTGATCTCTTTTGGTAACAACTTCTTCACATGTATCATTAATTACTTTGTCACCATTTACCCTGTACACGCCAGGGGATAATTGTTTATTCTCTAATACAAACCACTCACTATCTTCTGCCATAAAGTCTAGTGTATCTATACCACTCTCCTTTAAGATCTTTTCGAAGTTAGATACTCCATACTTCTCTTTAAGAAGATATAGTGCGGCGGCATACGAACCAAATCGTTTTCCTGGTATTAGTTTCTTAATATTAAATACGAGCTTATGGAATGCATTGTGTGCACTCTTTTCTTCTGGTGTAGAAGCTTTCTTTAGAACCTTACCTTTATCATCAATAAGACCCATCTCATACGCAGTCGTGTTCTCAAAAGGCGTTGTTAAAAGCCTGAGAAAACGCAATGTATAGACTAGGTCTCCTGCTCTTGATAGTATGCCCATTTATATATTCCTTAACCTTTCGACCACTATAGGATCCATAGGCACATTAGTGATTTCTTCATTCGTAATGTACCGTAGAAAAACCAAGAAGGGTTTAATGACACACATTTGGTCATCTGTCAATTTGATCCTCAACATAGCCACACCTGGCTGTACACCGAACACATTATGAATAACAATCAGATGATTGAGTATTAGGCGGTCAGCCAGATATCCTGTTTCAGTAAATCTGTTCACCAACCGCTTAACGTATTTCAGTCTCTTTAAGTCTTCTATAAACTCTTCATGATCCGATCCAAGTGGATTGTAATAATGCTTGGCGGCATATAGTGGGATGTTATCCTCAGTTAATTGTATTTCCATAGACTACTTCACTTTGATTATGATTTCAGTACTTTCTTAACTGTATCTATCAAAGTTTTTTTACCCTTCCTACGGTCAAGTTCGATACCATTTTGACGACCTAATGCCTCAAGTTGTACCTTAGTCATGTCTTCCAAATTACCCGGAACAGGTGCTTCGTTTAACATAGCTGGTTCTTCGATTGTAGGAACTTCCACGATTACTTCTGGTTCACCATTAATATGATTCATATATTCATCTACCTGTTCTTGAGTGAAGCGCATAGGCTTCAAGATCTCTCTACGTGCGTGATGTTTCCATCCACGAACAGTTGGAATAGCCTTTGAGCACCACTGTGGGGGTTTAATCATTTACATTTTTCCTTCTGGCTTATCAGCCTTCAAGTCACCTTGCTTATTGTCTCCAGGGCGAAGTGCGGCTGGTTTAGTTGGGTTATCGATAGCTTGTTTATTCTTTTTGATTGCTACTGCGATATCAGCTACATCTGACTGTTTGTCTGCAACTCCCATCTTTTCGTGGTCATCAACAAACTTCTTCTCTTCACCAGATTGATTATCTTCTGGATCCATAGCTTTGACAGCATTCTTAGTCTGGTCAGCACGTGCCTTTTCCATGATACGGTTGTAAACAACCCATTTCTTATTTTCTTTAGTTTCGACTTTAGTATCAGCTTTAGGATTCATAACTGCTTTCTCCGATCCACCCTTTTTAACATCAGGGTTCTTTGGACAATCCTTTGCGTGGTTCTCTGTTGATCCATCGCACTCAGAACAAGGAGTAGTTTCGTCTTTTTCTTCCTTAGCCATATCTTTACTAATAGCTTTACGGCGTTTATGAAGGTACTCATCAGACGAGTCAGTGTCACCATCGTTATCGATATCTTTATCTTTACGATCTTTGAACTTCTTCTTAGCGGCTTTAGGATCTGCTTTATCCAGACCTTCACCATCATCAGACTTGTCGTTAGAAGCATCTTCTTCTACTTCTTCCTTCTTGTCCCAAGGTGCCTTCTTAAGAGACACTTTGTCCTTTGATTTAGCATCTTTAGCGGCTTTCGCCAATGCTCTTTGTTTTGCATTTGCTTCTTGGACTTCTGCGTATGCATCGCCCAACTTTGTCATTACATCTTTATCCATGTGATTTTCCTTTACATCCACAATTGGGCGGCGATTGATCCCGAAATAGCAACAATTGCTATCCAGAATAGTTTATTAATAGTTTGTACAGTACGAGCATTATCATCGCACATCTTTTCAATTACATCAAGCTTCTCTGAGAACTTGTTCATACGATCCCATGAACGTTCTCTATATTCGTTGTAAGCGTCCATTTTCTCTTCAAAACGAGCCAATGACACTAAGACATCGCTCATCTTATCCATCTTTGTTTCGATCCGATCTAAGCGTTTCTTCCAATCTATATCTGACATGATTTAACACTTCCATCTTCTGAGAGACATGGCTTTACGAGTAGGTCTGCCTTTTTCGTCTTTCATAGGACCCTTAACTCCACTCATACGAGCACAGAATGATTTTCTACGACCAGCATCTTTACTGCCGGGTTTGACTTTACCAGTAACTGCGGTCTGGAGTTTACTTCCTGGGTTCTTACGTCTATATGCCGCAACACCCTTCTTAGTCATTCCAGCACCATCTTTGGTTGCTATTTTATGGCCTTTGGCATCTTCGCCCCTTGCTTCAGCCATATACTTTTTAAAACTTATCACTTGTTCCCCCATCTGGATATATTTTAACGTAACTTGCAAATGAATATTTTGCAAGGGTCTCAGATTTAGTTATTTCCTCTTTAACAGGTTCAACAACCGATTCTATCTTTTCTACCGATTTCAACCATTGACGTGTACGTCCTGTGGCTGTCTCGACAATAACATAGTTGGCACCAAGTACTGAGATATTACCTACCTCATTGGTGTCTTTTATTATGACGGACTCTCCTACCGTGAATAGGTCTCCGTTAACAAAGGCTTCACGTTCCTCAGAAACTGATTCGAGTTCTACGTGGTGCCTAAATGATGCTTGCTCTCTAATACCCATAGCGTTACGGATATCACTGAACAGTTTCTTTGCATCAGAATTGCTTAATGGTTTAGGGAGACCTTGGGAGAAAGTTGTAAAGTCGTTTGCTTTTGCACTTGCTCTTTGCTTACTAGCAGATGCGCCTTCAGCACCGTCTGCATCTGGATCTCTTTCACCAGCCGATACGACTGTTATCTTCTTAAAGTTATAGAAACCGTGTCTAGACTTGGTTCCATTATACTTATTCAATAGTATATCAAATTCGTTTACACGATCAGATCCTACAACCATTACGATAGTTTTGAAACCATCGTTATATAATGTTGTTGCAATATCAAATACCGTCTTAACTTTATTATTAATCATAATTTGACGAGCATGCTTTGGGAACATCTTACGAGCATACTTTACCTTGTCTTTGTATGACAAAGGATTCTTATTCTTATCTTGGCTTTGTGATAGATACACCCTATAAGGATTTCTACCCGCAGTTGATGCCAGTTTCTTCAATAATTTCTCATGACCAATAGTCGGAGGATTCATTCTACCAAAGGTAAAATAAACAGCTTGTTCCTCTTCAACTAAGAACTGGCTAAATGATGCGATTGCCATAAGTAATACTACTTTCCACGTTTTCTTGCTATCTCTGCCTTACGTACATCTTTCATCATACGTTTTGCAATATTATTTATACGTGGTTTCATCTTATTTAAACGCTTCTCAATCTCTGCTTTACGTGCAGGAGTCATGTCTTTTTTAGGACCGTCCTTGGCAATCTTAAGAGCCATTTGGTTACGAGCCTGTCTTTGTGCACGTTTCTTCAGTTTATCAGTAGAAGCTATCTTATTTGCCGCTCTTCTGCGACCCATCTTCATTTTAGTCTTATTCTTACGTGCCGCTATGCCACGATCCCTACGTTGTTTAATGGATAAAACTTCATCCACATCTTCAACTTCTTCGTTAGGTTGCATTATAGCTTTTGCACGTGCAGTAGCTTGGGGCGTACCTTCTTGGTGTTTATTAGGATCGTAACAATCTTCTTGGAATTTTAGGAATGATTTCATTTCTTTACCTTATTTAACCTACTACGAAGAGCTTTAAGATCTGTTTTAACACTTTTAGTCTGTTTGTCAAGATCTTTTCTGTTAATACCCGATTTACGTAATGACTTGAGTGTCATTGCCAATTCATCAACATTATCCTCATCGAATTTGATGTTAGGATACTTCTTACGGAAGGCGGCATGATCTGCGGCGGCGGCTTTCTGACGAGCGGCGGCTTTCTGTTGGTCTGTTTTGTTTTGAGAATGAGTTTTATTCATCTTATTTGCAAAAGATGTACCCTTTACACCTTTACGATGTAATAGACCTCTGCTACGAGGACCGTTAAACTCTTGTACAGACTCCTCAACAGGATTGTCACGAAGACGTGGCTCTCTACGATTGACTGACGGATCTTCAAGACGCAAGTTCTTAGGATCGTTGTTCAGTGGATCATTATCCTTATGTCCAACATCTTTACCCTTGACATTCATCTTTTTAGCCATTAGTCTACGTGCCTTGTTACGAGAAGAACGCTTCTCGATTTGCTCAGGCTTGCCTTGGTAGTTTTCGTACTCTTTGGCGTAGTTTCGTTCTAAGAACAACTTAAAGGTTTTCATTATTTTTTACTCTTTTCAATGTCAAGAGTTTTAGGATAATTCTTATCACCGGGCTTAAGTTTTGGTTTACCAGCTTTCCTACGAGCATGCATATTATCCCACAGACCGGGCTTTTTAGCTTCGTTAGCTTTGCTCTTTTGAAATGCTTTGTATTCTTTACGTCTCGCATTATCAGCATCTCTTGCTTTAGGAGTAAGTTTGCTGTTTGCTTTACCATGAGCCATAACCTTCTTACCCATAGGTGTAAGGTTACCCTTTTTGTCATACATTTGATTAATAAGCTTCTTTTCAGCAGAAGTGAGTTCTTGCACTACTTCTTCTTTAGGAACACAATTAGGGACTTCTTTGCCCCCCTTCATTTTAGTTCCTACTTGTTTATGAGTATCCCAACATGGATCCTCAGATAAGTCTCTGAATTCTAAGTTTTCTAGAATTTTATCTCTGAATGTCATTTGTCATCTTCCTGGTTTGTCCCATCCTTTTAATGTATCGGGTGAAAAGTTGTTGTAGGAGAACTCCATACGATCAACGATTTTCACTGCATCACCGCCAAGTTTATCAATTGCTACATAACCCTCTTCACCAGTTACTTTGTAACCAGTTTTGGTCTTAACGAAGGTTTTAGTTTTACTTAGTTTATTAAGACTATTTATAAGTTTTAATTTGGCTAATACAATAAGTTTTTGCATTTCAAACATACGAATTAAAGATTGTTTGTTAGCAGGTGAGAAGAACGACAATAACTCGTTTAAAGCATCTCTACGTCTGTTCTTACCCTTTTCGGTCTTTAGCTTGTCTATTTCCTTTTGGTATTTGCCTTTGATCCAACGGATGAGACCTGCGGTATGAGTGGTTGTGTTTTTGATGATCGTCCCACTTCTGACAAACGTGTTGTTGTACTGTTCAATATGTTGTGCGAGGACTTTGTTCGATTCGAGACTCCGTAGAGTTGTTCCTGAGATGGTATTGAATAGTTTACCACACTCGCTAAGGATCTTAGTAACATTCTCAGTTTCCTTTGCAGTCATTGTCATAGATGTCATATCTCTTAACATAGCATCTTGTGACCATACGTTTCGGGATTTCTTGAAGTTGGATACATCTACTCCATAGGAAGCTCTAAGGCTTTCAAAGTCGTTACCGCTATAGGATGTGTGCCAAACGATTCCAATTTGTGCGCTTTTGATTTCTCTTGCGGCAGTACTATTAGCAGGAACAGCATAGACAATAGTGTTAGGATGAAAAGTGATGAGATCTTCACCGTTTATCTTCTCCTTTTTTGTGTCTCCAGGGCCAAACAGAAAGTCGCCTTGGATTATACCTTTAATCCCCAAAGATGGTAGATACCTCAATGCCGCCTTAAGTTTATCAGCTAGATCACCTTTAGTGTCAGCATCAACTTCGGCGGCAGTCTTATATACCTTGGGGTTCTTATTAAATATGCCTTTCTTGGCAACAAAGAATTCACCATCATTAGGGTCAGTCCCACAGAAGATCGCAGGAGCACCATCCCATTTGATAGAGACGTTACCTTTGTGAGCACCACCTAACATATCACGTAACTCACGCAATGCGTTGATAGCTTGTCGAGTACCATCAACACCACCATAGAGAACCTTATCCTCAATGTGTGTCATATGAGTATTCTTTTGCTCAGTAAGCATTGATTCATTAAAGGATAACATTAGGCACGACTATCCCAGAATGTTTTGCTTAGTTCACCTCTAGTTCTAGTTGTGTCACCAACTTTACGAACTTCAGTGTACACCTGATGAGCACCTGATCCAGAACCAAATGTTCTAACACCATTGGTTTGTTTTAACCATAGTGCACGATGAGGAGAACCCACCCCCGGATCCGAAGGTGAGTTGTTGTATTCCCATTGAGGGTTATTTGGTACTGCTACCCATGCCATGTTCTGTCCTTACTTTAGTGGATTCTTTTTACGTGTTTTAGGCTTAAGGGAATACTTACTGTCTGGCATCTTCATGATTTTCAACTCAGCTTGCACTTCATAGTACTGAGATCTAGTCGATACACGCACTTTAAATGCACCTATTCCAGATAGTAGAGGTATGTTTCCTTTTAATTTAAGAGGGTTGGTTCTACCAACCATATAGAAGTCATCACCCGCTTGCATATAGAATGCAGGTTCTGCTTTATTATTCAAGTAGTGATCTGTGATAACCTCACCAAGATTTACATTAGGCAACGATGTAAGATACCTATTAATCCCCGGTTGAGAAAAGTATTCCTTCATTACATTTAAAGGAACTGCATCCTTATCCTTCAAACCTGTTTTGGTTGTAGGGATCTTGGGGTTCTTGATACCACTGAATTCAGAGATAGCTTTGATAAACTGCTTGGCAGAGTCCGACTTGTTCATAATCTCAACTGCTTTATGAGCAGACTTCATACTATAAGTAGTTGCCCACTTTCTACCATCAAAGTAGATACGTGGATTTGCCAAGTTGTCGGTGTGATTCATCTTGACCTCAAGCCAAGACTGTTCTCCACCTTCTGATTTTATAAGAACATCAGAATACTTAGTACTGACCTTCGGACGTTCTGCCGACCAGTCTTTCATTGCATTGACATAGTCAGCAACTTCTTTTTCGTACCTATCGGATTGACGAGTTTCTAGTAATACGTCACCCTCATCCCTGATATCTAAAATCGTTTTCAAAGTAATTCTCCTTGTTGCTTCTATTTATAACATTTATTTCCTACGAATGTAGGCTTTATCACCAACTCGTTCTACAAAGAATTGATATTGCTCAAAGTTGTCATCCATCAAATCTATATTCAATGTACGAATGGTAGCTTGCAGAGAAATAAACTCTGCTTCGCTAACATCTTCGGCATATAGGTCTGGATCACGTTTGTCCATAACTAATTTCATACTCATCTCCTATGAAGCCAGTGCGTATTGCACTGCCTTCTCTGCCGCTTTGATCTTGCGGTTTTGGTTTGCACCGAACCACTGACTGTGTAATCGGTTTTCTGCGTTACGACCTTGAAGGTGGTCTGTAACATATGTTACTGAATTGAATGCTTGCCACCAAGATCCTTCAGCATAGTTAGCACCCGGTTGACTTTCCAACACATCGTAGCAGTTACGTGCCTGACGTGATAGATCATCAATTGAATTAACTGATGCAACCTTACGTTTGCTATCTGTGTGTGGGTACACTTCGTTGTAGAAGTTGATGAGTTCTTCGGCACCATAACGGCGTGATCCAATGAACTGAGCCATCTCTTTATACTTCTCAAACTTCTGGTGTGCGATACCCAAGTGCTCTTTAGCCTGTTGTGGGTCAAAAGCTTTACGGTGTGACACTTTCTCAACACGCTTATCGTTAGCGTTAAGTGACATAGTCAATGTGTTATTACAAACCACACGTACAGGTGTGAAACGTACATCAATTGATTTGCCGTACATGTGTGGATTAGAGAACAGTAAGAATGATTCTACTGTATCATCACCAAACACATCGAAGCTTTCTTTAACCTTAGCCAAAGCCCATACCTGTTGACCACCCTTAAGTGATCCTGCGGTATGCATCTCCATATCCCCTGCGGCAATGTACTCTGCAAAGAATTCAAATGCAGTTTCGTTTTGCACAGGGTTCCAGTTCTCACCAACATTGGTCAAAACTGAGTTATCAGAGGTACGGATAAGAGACTGTTGACCAGTCTTGATCTGTTTACCATTGACGTTTACATATGAATCATGCTTTTCAACTTCCCAATCCAGACCCGCTTTGCGCATCATCTGTACTGGTGTCAATTCGTTAGATACCTTTGTACCCAAACCATGCCAAGGTGTTTCACCCGCATAAGCCATTTGAGCAACACCGTCGATAATTTCTACTTCATGTGACATTGTATTCTCCATTATTTGTTTTCATAACTAATATATCATATTGATTCGGTCTTGTCAACCCCTAATCTTTGAATAAGGGTTCCGTGCACTTATGTGTACTTTGCCAGAAGTCTCCTTCAACCCAATCTAACTCATTAGTGATCCCCTTCTGGAACCACGCACCATCCCTAGACCCTGCGAATTTCCACAGAAGTTCTTTGGTGGCGGCTTGTATAGCACGTGTATAAGTTCCGTGCTCTTCACTCCAAGTTACGCCATATGCGTTGAATGTATAGACTTCCATAATATATCTCCTAAGCGAACATTGGTTGCATGTTTGAGAACACTGCATTGTATGCATTTACTTCGTATTCATAGTTCTCAAAGAATTCGTCATCTTCTTCACCTGATGCACAGTGCTCTTCCCAACAACGTTGCATAGCATTCATGCCTTCAAGAGTATCACCACATCCGTGGGCTTTCATAGCATTCCAACCCTCTTGGAAGGAAACTTCGTCTTGGTAAAAATTAGGAATTCTAAACATGTGATTCTCGCTTTCTTTGTTTCTATACCTACTTTATAGCGTATAGATTCGCAGTTGTCAAGAACTAATTTGTTTTAATAACGATTTATTTTGATGTTGCTCTAAAGATCCCATCCCAATCCTTTGGGAGATCTTGTGTCTTCATATACTTACAACGTTCAATCCAGATGTCATAATAGTCATCCATATGACCTTCAAACTTGCCTTTCAGATCTTTACAAATCTCAATAGCCGAATCAAAATGTTGTGTTCCATAGAAGTTATGCATGGTGTTGTGATTGAGCATATCCGCACCATGTTTGTTACGGTCAATATCTAATACCGTATATATCTCTAAACCCACACTCTTACCTTTAACTGCAAGATCGTCTAGTTTGAGATAGAAGAAATCATCTTCTGTTAGGTTGTAGGTATGGGGTCCTACAATTAAAAGAACCCCATACCCTTTGCATGCGCTTTCTAGTCTTGCGGCTGTACTGACACTGTCTCCGAGGATATCATAGGAGTGTCTGGATGTAGAACCCATCTCTCCAATATAACCAAGGCCAGTATTAATGCCGGCACCCATACCCACTTGCGGTTTACCTTGTTCCATAAGTTTTTCATTAAATTTCTCCACTGCTTTAAGCATGTTTAGTCCTGTCTGAACTGCCGTTTTCGGATGGCTAGGATCATTAACAGGAGCGTTGTGTATGTGCATAGTTGCGTCACCAATGTATTTGATGATCATTCCACTTGCATCTAACACAGGTTGTGTAATTGCATCCATATAATTGTTCATCACTGTTGTCAAACCTTTAACATCATTTCCGAACGATTCACCCAATGGGGTGAAACCTCTAAGATCAGAGAATACAATACTTACTTCTTTCTTCTGACCTTCTTTAATTAGTTGTGGGTTCTTCTGTAGGATCTCCACAACTTCTGGTGAAGCATATCCACCAAATTGTTTCTTAATAGCTTGTTTCTCTAAGAATTCTCTAACAAACTTAATACCATATACTTGTAGTGCTATGATTACAAAGACAATGGTAGGGGCTGTTACATCTATTAACATCTTTTCTGTAGCATACATGTGCATTGAATATGGTATAACTGATCCAATAAGACCTACTGTTGCTATCAGCCCTACTATCATCCATTTGCTTAATGCGATTAATAGAAGTCCACCAACCACAAGACCAAGTAGTTCTGCCATAGAAGCCCAATCAGGACGTTGAATGTTAGTTCCGTTAAACATTGTTCCTAGAACTGCCGCTTGTACTTCACCAGAATATACAGATCCTATGGCTGTAGGCGCTGGGTTGGTTATACCTGCGGCTGTCACGTCCACGATAACAACTGCACCACCAAAGTCTTTAGGAAGATCTGTTAAGGATACTCTCTTACTCTTTTGACTCCAATCAATCCATACACGACCTTCACTGTCTGTAGGGATAATACCAAACTGTGGTATTCTCATCTTCTCTACACCATTGGGTTGCATTTTGATTTGAAAACTAATGTCGCCTGCTAATACACGCAACGTCTCTAGTGCCAAACTAGGATAAAGAGTACCATCCACCATAGCAACAGTTGGCATACGTCTAACCACACCATCTATCTCTGGTTCTGTACTGACAATTCCAGCCCCAACAGAGTTATTCTCTAATACAGGGACGTTAGCGATTATACCATTGTATGGTAAAATTGTATCCAAATACTCTGGATTGATAATAGCCGCACCTGGATTGATAGGTTCGTTCTTAGTCTTATCGCTAGGACGTGAGGATAAAACGACAGGATAGTCATATAGGATATTTCCCATATAGGCATCACCACCTAGTCGATCTTCTTCGGGCATCATGATTGTCCAGACCACAAGACCTGCACCCGAATCATATAAACCTTTTATTATATCACCATAAACGTTTCTTGGAAAGGGGTATTGTCCATACTTGTTCAGAGTTTCTTCATCGATCTCTGCAATATAGATGTTATTCTCAACAGGATCTTGATTGACAATTAACTGGTCAAAGTAATTGAGTTTAATACTTTGAATAAAGTTAGATGGATATACGAATGTATATACCAAGACTGCTAGAGTTAAAATTGCCCACCAAGGACTCAATAGTTTCTTCATTAGTTACCGTTTTGGTTTATGTTAAGTGTACAACCGTAATCAGCCCAACAACTTCCATTAACAGTATATGACATACTATTAGTTCCATACTGTGTTGAATTGATATCTGCCATACCCTGACTTCCTGTTGTGATATTTATAGTCACCGAATGATTACCAGATCCTGTCTGAGATATGTCAAAGTCATGTGGGGTTCCATCCATATCAAGATATGCGTATTTATACGATCCTGTCTGTGTCAATGCCACATCATTACCATCACCATCAACGATGATTTCTGCCTCATGGTTCTCTCCATCTTGAGTTACACTTAAAATAAACTCATCACCTATCTGAGTAATATCTAAGTCATTGGCAAAACTAGCGTTGCTGATAAATGTCAATAGAGTTGTTAGTGCTATCGCCCAACCTGTAGTCATATAACTCCCAATCGTTTTGTTGAAGATCTATGGTATAACCATATGCCTGATTTAGTCTTAATTGTACGAAGTTCTCTCCGCTATCATTTCTTCTAGAGAACACCCAATTAGGTGTTTCGTTTATTAGTGATATTCCTGTTAATGGATCGTATCCATATATGTTTGATTCTTGTTTCAATAGTAGTGCATTCTGATCTGCAAGCTCATCACTAAACAATCTCTTTAATGCTTCATTCAACTGATCTAGCATGTCATACAATAAGTCTTGAAGGTAATCTATATCCATATCAAGTTCAGTAAGCCAGATGCCTTCTATAGAATCAACCAAGGCATCATATTCTAATCCATCAAATTGTAAGAAGTCTAGTCCTAAAAAGTCTGCCCTCTCTCTTTGCTCATCCAATAACCTTGTCTGTTCTTCATAGTATGGGTTCTTCTTTCTTAGAATTAGAAGTTGATTGATCATACTTTCATCAATGTCCAACAAAAGTGGTGGTGTTGGTTTACTCGTACTAGTAGAAGCTATAGTAACTTGGAAAGCTTTATTAAGTATAACAAACCCAGCGTCAGTCTCTACTGTTATCTCTCCTGTATAACAAGATCCAGAAATGTCACAAGACGGAAGTAGTGTAATCATACTACCACCTGTTTCATCTATAACCATTGCAAAGTCTGTACCACGAACAGCAATCGTTGCTGATGGTGTGCGTATTCTAACACGTTGCCTACTGTTCTTAGCAATCTGTCCACTGGCATATCGTACAGTGCCAAGACTTGCTTTAAGACCAAGTGATCCTTTTCCAGTATTAGGATCATAGACAAAGTCATCAATGATTAGTCGAGAATGTTCTGTTATATCAACTCGTGTATCATCTACAAAATCTATTCTCATTTTAGACTTGGCAGTTATTGCCGTGTCCATCAATTCTATAAGAGTACCCTTACTTGTATCAATCGCATCATTACCACGCTCAATAGCCGCACTACCAGATTTTCCTGATAGCTGTACAATCTCTCCTATGTTTGCATAAGCAGAGGTTGTTATCAAAACAAATAACAAAGCAAGAGACTTAAGCATTAGTCAGATTGCGTAATATTGATTTGGTGATCATCACCATTAGTATGAAGGTCTACAATGTTGTCGTATACTCCGCTTTGGTTTACCACAACTGCATGATCACGACCTTTCATGTCTAGTATTATTGTGTGTCCATTTATATCACCATCGCCAGCTACATCAATATCTAACGTACTGTTAGTTGATGCTAAACTTGAGTTCTCGTCAATAGTTACAGTTACGATTGCGCTTTTGCCGTTAATGTCTGTTGTTATCACGTTTCCGCTATCATCAACTGTAAAGTTTACTGTTGCACCTTCAGCATCTGCCGATTGTCCTATGTTAATAGTATAGTCTTGGTTATCGCCATCGGCATCAATGTTAAGTGTAACGGTATCACAATCTCCACCTGTGCTACTAGAGCATAGCAAGTCTATTTCGTTTCCACTACCAGTTATATCCCAAGTACCTGTGTAAGTAGAACCTAAGATTTGTGCAGTGATTGCGTTTGTGTTACCTGTCTGAGTTATACTGAATGTCATGTCATCAGACGCACCAGAGGATGAACCAAGAACTACGTCTTGGCTACTAGTACCAATAGTGTTGTTTTGACCATCTTGTACGATGTCTAAGTCAAGTGTATCACCTACTTGTTTTATATAGATATCATTAGCGTATAGTGTAAGGGGTGCAAGTAATATTGCACTCATCATAATGAGTTTTCTAAAATGTCTCATTTTCTTTCCTTTATCCGCCTGTTTTTGGGTCTACCAAAAACGACCAGAATTGCTTCTTTTCTCCTTCATTAATCAATTCAATCACACCAGCCTCTATTGCTGATCTTACTGCATAATTAACTGGCTCGTTCACACTAGAGCCAGATTCTGCTTCTACAAGTTTCGTACCCATATCAAAGAATCTGAATACGTCTGCACCACTTTGGTGACTTGCTATGTTCTTTTCTGTAGCTACACTTAGTAATATTTTACCAGTGCTCACACTTACTAATCTCATAACAATTGTTACAGTATCAACTCTATACTGTTGCTGAACCCCAAGACCAAGATACCTTGCTCCCAATCCACCTGTAGCTACACTTGAGTCATAACCAACTATACCACCCTCAAGTATTAATCCAGCGAACACCATAGGCTTGAGTGGTGTGGGTCCGTTTGCCAAATCCTTTTCATACACTTCACGTGTATTTCTAACTAACTGTCTTTCTCTGACCAAGTTGTCAAGACCAACTCTCTCAACTGTTTCAAACCAAGTTCCAGATCCAACATCTTGTAATGCCTTGATCACCCAAACTTCTGCACCTTGGGTAACAGCACTACTTAAACTCGAATTCCCAGGCTTCCTTTGTCCAGTTTTATCCGCAAAAGAATAAACAGCAATGGTCATTTTCTTTCCATCTAACTGTTCATAATCAGAAATCGAATTAGGAGAACTTTGCACCTTGGGAGTTTCACCAAGAG